TGTTCGGGAGATATGCGTTCGTGGTCGAGTAGTTCTCGTGCGAAGGAGACAATCTCTCGATGACTTGCTCTGCGGGTCTCTGCTTCGGTGCGCTGGTTAAATAATCGGCACTTGCGTTCGACATATTCACGGACACCACCCTCACGAGAACGAAGGTGGTTCAAGTATCTCGACCAGTATTTTTCGAGGTCGGCGATGTTCTCTTCCATCGACCACTTGTTCCAGTATCGGTCTGCGAGGATACGCACGTGGCGTTTTCCTGCTTGTTCTGCCTCCTTCTGCTTCTCGACACCGTGCTTCTCGATAAACCACGCAACTCTCTCTCGTTCGAGAGTATCCATACGGAATGAGTTGAGGTTGTATTGAACCGAACCCCCACCGTGGTCATTACGCTCTGGGTGATAAGTGGAACAGATGTTTTTCAGGCAACCCTCGCAAGTCCATCGGCAGTTGTGTATCACCTCGATTGCCGTAGGTTCGGTCGGGTCATACACACCAGCACTTCTTCGGCAATTCACGACCTCGGCACTGATATGACTGAACAACGGAAAGCGGACGACACGCCCAGTGTGGATACAATCACCGTTATAGTTGTTATACCGACACACTTGCGCTTCCGCACTGACCCCGAGATACGACTTGATAATACGCCATACATCTTCGGGGAAATAGAACCCGACTGCGACTGCTCCGTTCGACGCAACAGCAACGGCAACGGCAACCTTCGCCTTTCTGGTTCTCTTCTTCCTGACGATGAGTTGCGCAATCGGGATATTGTCTTCTGGGTCTTCGGCGACGACAGGTGCGGGGGCATCGAAGTCGTGCTCACCCATCGAGGCGTTCTCCTCTCTCTCTTTCGGTGTATTGCGTGAGTATCCACGGAATACACCATCTACCATAACCTTATACACTTCAACTTTCTTACCTGTTCGAATGGGCGTTCTGTTGATGACGGTCGTAACCATATCAGTCATACAGGCACGGACTTCGTTGATAATCATTTCGTTAAGGAAGGACATTTTCGTTCGTTTGTATTGGATAATTCGCTTGTTAATATTCAGGTTTTCGTTTGCGGTTCTTGGTTGGAAGCAAAAAGTCTTTCAATTTTTTGAGATTTTCGTTTCGGTCGGTTTTCAATATTCAATTGGGAGTTTGGGGTCAGGCAACTAAAATAAAAAGTAAATCAATTTTTTGAGATTTTCCGCCGAGACCGAAGGGGTTAAAATCTGTATCTGCCTACGGCGAACCCCTGACCCTTGTCGAAGTAGCAATATTCGAGTTCTTGGACGAACCCCGTCATCTTCATCTCACCCCAGACTTTCGTAACCTGTTTATTCCAGCGTCGTCGATGTAGCGGGTCATACACTATATCATCAACTATTATAATTGTATCTGGTGAGGCATACTTACGGCACAACAGCAGGTCGCTCTTACAGCACCCATAAGAGTGTCCTCCGTCGATATATATGAGGTCGTAGTCGAGGGCAGGGACTTCGTCGGTCGCAAGGACTTCCATCGAGTTGCCCTTGATTAATAGGTGGCGTTCAGGGAAAATCTCATCTATTACTTCCTTTCCATCGTAGGTATATGGGTGCGCACATATATCGACGCTCACTATACAGGCGTTCGAGTTTTCCAGCATCAGTGCTGACGAGTGCCCTGCGTTGAACCCGATTTCCAAAATATTCTTGAAGTTGTGGGTGGCGCACAAGTCTTTGAGTTTGGCGATTTGTGCTTTGTTCCTACCGATATGTCCTTCGTATATCGAAGTCTTGTTCTGGCGGTGAAGGTTGGCGATAATATCCATTACTATATGCTAAATCGATATTATTTTTTGAGGGGCGTTATAGGAATGGCGGTGGAATGATTGACCGATTTATACGCAGGGTTTTTCGTAGGATACAATTTGTCGTATGCGACTTTGACTACGGCAGGGTGAATGATATTCGGTGCTCCTTTCCACATTATATTATAAGATAATATTTTTTCACGGGAACTCATACATATCGCCAACATTCTCCATCGGCATCACTAGGTCGGTATTCCTAAACTGCCCTACACGGTAGTATTGCCCGACGACCCGACGATGACTACCGCCACGAGGCAATAACATCTGTGATAAATCGACCGCCTCGGCAGGGTGTCTTAACCCTTGATTACCAGAATGACCGATATTCTCCGTGAATAACTTACCGAGTTGAGGCACGACCATACCGCTCATTGCTCCGCCACGCTTCTGGCGTAAATCATCGGCGACCGACCACAGAGGAACATATTGCTTATTTGCTCTGCCGAAATCACCGAGTTGTTCGAACAGGGTTCTATCAGCACCACCCATTTTTCGCTTTCTGCCCTTACCGATTAAATTGGGAAGGGCAGGTGTGGGACTTTTTGTTCCTAATACGGGCATTTTATAATATACCACAATATATTTTTTACATATACCGTCTCACCATTCCACCGTATTTGTTCTCTAAAAACTGGCGTTGCTTTTCGGCAACAATCCCCACTGGTGGTGCGAGTGGTTTGATTAAATTATCCGTCAGCACTTTCTCCGCACCGAATATACCTTTTAAAATCGGTTTCTCTTTTTCGGTCGGTTTTTTATTATACGATGTATCGAATGCTCGTTGGATATTACCGAAGAACCCCAGACTTTTACCTTCGTCTTTACTATAATCTCTTCCACCGACACGCCTTCCATTTGCTCTCAATGGAGGTGCTGGTGGCGGTTGTTCGTCGTCGTCTTCTCTCGGTCTTCGCAGGTTATTAAGGGGGGTGTCGTTTCCTCGAAAAAGCGCACGTGGTTGAAGACGGGTTCTCGCTCTTGTCCTCGGTCGCCCCTCACTGTCGTATATAGGGTCGGCGACTGGTGGAGGTGGTGGTGCTGGAATAATCGTTAGAACAGGTGGAGGAGGAGGAGTAGGTGGATTGAGTAGTGCGAGGAGTGCTTGTGCTCGTGCTTCTGCTCGTTCTCGCTCACGCTGTATCTCCCACGGTGCGGGGGTCTTTTCACCTGCGTCTCCACCACGCATTCTTCTTCCGTTTCCAGTTGTGTCGCTTTCGTTTCCAGTTGCGACGCTTTCGAGGTCGGTTTCCGTATCATTTTCTACTTGGTCTAACACTTCTTCCTCTATACCTACCTGATTTCCTCTAAACCCCATAGCACGAGCAGTATTCGCTATTATTTCACGAACGGCAGGTATTCCATACTTACTTATTAAAAACAATATCGCAGTCGCCCCGCCCATACCCATAAACACCGCCATCGCTTCGGTGTTCATATCACTCGAATGAGGTGGAGTATAAGCAGGGGAGTATGTCGAATTGCTTCCGCCCTTTTTATCGATTACATTCTTGTAGAACCTCGCACGGCGTTCGGTGGTCTTCTTGAAGTGTTGCGGGTGCGCCAACACGTAGTCTGCGAACTCTCCTAAATTGTCGATACTTGATGAAGGCACTTGACGCTTGTATGCTTGGAATTGTTTGGTGAAACTGCCCCATTTGAGGTCTTCGAAATCGATTTTGTTGGGAGGTCGGGGACAACTGCTACAAATTACCATTCTATATATATTGCTAATAAAATCTCGCTGGTTGTGAGTAGTTGATTGTGTTTATTGTGTATCCGTCGCTCATTGGATAGAATGGTGCGCCCATACGCCCGACACTGGAAATCAACGACCCGCCATATCCAGCACCCTTCACGCCGTATGCGGAAGCGGGGGCAATCGGGAGTGCTTCAATCGCACCCTGAACGCTTGAACCTGCGGGAACTTGTCGGTATGACCCGAGGAGACCTTGTAATTTTTGAAGTATAACATCGAGATTACTAATACCTGCGATTTCATTCTCGAAAAGGGAGGTCTGGATAGTTGTAGGACCTGCGAGTGTAGGGGCAGTTTTTAATTCGGCGTATTTTTGAACTATACTGGAAGTGAGTGCTTGTAGGTTCTCGATTTGTTCGGGAATTAACAGGTTAAGTGTCTTGTATTTATTCATCAGTAAATCCGTCTTGTTCATCGCTCCACGAATAGCACTAAAATACTCGGTTATACTTCTCCTCGACCGTTGGAATACGTTTGCTCTCGCATCGGTGTAAATAATCGAATTGACGAGGTCTGCTAATGCGGTGTATAGGTTCGTGAGATTGGTCGATAATCCGTCATACACCGCTTCCACCTGTTCCGTAGTTCCAAGATTGGGAAAGTTCTCATCTACAAAAGTCTTTACCATATTACGCATCACTTTGCGTTTTGGACGCAGTGTGTCGTTGAGTGCTTCGTTACTGCTGTCTAAAAACCTCGGCATTTATACTATATATACATATTTATTTTCACGGGATACTCAGTATAAATTGTGCGCCTTAACATACTTCGATGCCTCAATCATCTTCATACCTTTCTCACGCATAATCTTCTTGACGATTTCTGCCCGTTTTGCTCTGCCTCCACTGCCTACCTTCGAGGCAACGACGGATTTCGCTTTACTTGCGAGTGCGTCGATTGCCTGAGCACCCAAGTCTTTCGCAACCCGTTTTACGGTCGGTGTCGCCATCGAAACTGCCTTGGTAATAGCGGGTTTCGCACTCTCCAAAACATCACTTAACGACAACCCCCCTTTCTTCGACTTACGCTTACGCTTACCAGCACCACTGGCGAGAGATGCTCTAATAAGGTCAGGTGCGACTTCTTTGCCCACGTGGGCAACATCACCCAAAAAGTCGTTGAAGGAATACCCTCCGCTCATTGCGATTTCTTTGAGTTTTTTAAGTGTATGGGATTTCTTTGCTCCTAAATCTTTGAGGGCATCGACTACATCTGCCTTTGATTTCGGTAGGGGTCTGCCTAACCCCAAAAGTAGAGGTGCGAATGGTGCGAGGGTCTTTGCTACGGAAGCGATTTGGTCGCCTACTTTTGACCCTCCTTTTCTTGTTCTGCGAGGGTGTCGTCTTCCTGCCGCCATCATCGAGCGTATCACATCAGGTCCTACCTCTTTGCCCACGTGGGCAACATCTCCAATAAAATCGTTGAACGAATATCCGCCAACCGCACCGTCCATACCTGCGTAGCGAGACCCGCCACTACTCACCGCCAACCCTGACGAGAGACTTAATGGGGGATATGCGGGTGAATTACCGTTAAGCATAAACTTTTGTGGTGATGGACTGCCTCCTCCAATCATCGCACTTGCTTTTGGTTCTTGTCTGTAATCGTTGTGGAAGTTGGATAATTTAAACCCCATATCGGTCGGGGCGTAGGCGTTTCCTGCGGTGCGCCACTGGGCGTTCTGCATCAGTTTTCCTTTGTCTCGAAGACTATTCAAGTAAGGCGTATCGTAAGTGATGTCGGTCTGGGGCATACTATAATATTATTTGCGAAAATAAAATCATACGGATTTCTTATATATAAAACCTCATTGGTCTAAATACTTATACAAATAGTCATTCAGGGAGGGTTTGAAGGTCGAGGGAGGGTTTTGTGGAAAAGGGAGGGTTTGAGGGTTTTTCGTCGAAAAAAAATTATTTCCAATCCAAAAAATCTTTTTTTTTTTTTTCATTTTTTTTTCTAAACCAATTTTTTTGGGGTAAAACCCTCCTAACCCTCCCTCGCTTCCCTTCAACGACTTAATAAGTCGCCTAACAATACTTCTTTGCCCTTCCACCGCTGGACGCAGAACCCGCAGACATCACTCCTCCTGAACTTGCTACGCCACTCATACCTCCGTGTGCCTTGGATATACCTTTGTAGGCAGTCAGGGGGGTCATCTTCTTTCCACCGACCATTCGGGAAACTTCCATCGAGGTCATTGCCGAGACTTGTTGGTGTGCCTTTGCCCCGAGAACCATCTCCTTCGTGAGAATACCAGTATAGACGGCAGAAACACCCTGTTGAGTTGTGAAGATGCCCGAATTGACGCAGACGACGCAGATTTCGACATTTGAGATTTGGGAGGCACTTTGATTGACCACATCGACATTGAACTGGAAGTTGTAGTTTCCTAAACTACCGCAGGTGATATAGTCGGGTAGAGATAAATCGTAAGCAGGGTTCAACACCAAGATTGAACCAGTTGTAGGAATGAGGTTCTGGGAAGTTGCAGCAGAATTGATGTATTGCTGACCGCAGAACTCGTTGAAGGATTGAGTAGAACCGTTCTTCTCACTCATACGCCACAAATTATATTGAGTAGCGGTGGAGAGGAGACCAGACTGGTTGTTGAGATTGATACTAACACTCTTAATAACGAGTTGCGCCATTGCGTCCAAGTTGGTCTGGGTGCTCATCGCTTTACGCACCGTGATGATGAATAAATCGGGGATTTGATTGATTTGGAGATTGTTGCTAATAAGACGAGTTCCAGCACCCGCACCAAGAGGAGTGGAGTTGGATTGACTGCTTAAATACCGAGGATAGTCGTGGTATGGAACGATATTCTTGGTCTGGATAAGGTCGCTTGGTTGAGTAGAGAGGAACTTGAAGATGGCGGTAGGCGTTGTTGGGGGAACAAGAATACCGATTGATGAAGCACCAGCGGGGGGTGTAAAAGCGAAACCGTTGGAGTTCTGGGTGGCGATGACTGTTGCGCCATCGAGGATTGCGACTGTTCCTAAACTGGCGTTTGGTTGTCCGCCAGAGTTGGAACTGGATACTGTTACATCGTCAAGAGGAGCAATCGAGAAAAGACGCTTACAAGTTCCGTCGATTGTGAATGTAAAAGACATATTGTTAATACCCAAAAGTCCTTGACTGTTGAACTCGGGGTTGCCCCAAATCCACGGTGAGAGGAAGAGGGGTTCAGTTACGACCGTTTGGATATTAACCAAGAAATACTCACCAGCGTCAGCACCCGCAGTAGCAGTGCTGTCGTCGATGTAAGTGTCGTCACTGCCGTAGTGACCCACAGTGACGAGGGCAGGGAAAGCACCACGGGGAACTTGGTCTAAATCGTAAGAAGCGTTCTGGTAGGAAGCAAGAGGACCATTGTTCGCTCCAAGACTGTCTGCGTAGTTCTGGTATGCTTGGTCGGGAAGAGAGGGGGTCATCGAGTTGTATCTATACAATTCACGACTGTCGTTCATACGCAAGATTGAAGGCAAGACGTCTTGGGTATTAATTGAAACGGTGGTGTTATTAATCTGTGCCGTAGCGGTGCTAAACAAGGAGTTAAGGGGGAACGCTTGGAATGAGAAGTTGTATCCGTATTGCGCAACCGAGACGCCTGCCTCAGTTCCGCCATAAACGAACTTCAAGTTTGCTTGGAGGGCAGTTGAGATGAGGAGGTCTCGCCCTAAAACCACGTTTTCACTCGGCACTTGGACATTGAAGATAATCGAGGAGTTGCTGGAAGAAGTGGAGGGAAACGGTTGGTAGGTCGTCTGGGACGCACCACTCATAACGGCAAAATCGATGTCGCTGGTGATGTCGCCAATCACACTATCCTTGACTAATACAGTTTTGAAGTCCGCCATTTTATAATATTATGCTCGAAAATAAAATTATACAAAAGTTTTTATAACACCTCTAAAAGTTCCGTTGAACTACACGGCAACACCTCCTTTCTTCAAAAAGGCAATCTTGATGGTTACAGAACCGCCACTGGGTATGCGGACAGGGTTCAAATTACCGAACCTGTCTCGCCAGAAGACCGAGAGGTCAAGGTTGAATAGGGGTCGATTGCCGTTGAGGGTAATCATTCGGTATTGCGCCGATGGTTCGTAGATGAGAGACGACTTATACAGGAATGTGTTGCTGACTAAATCCGTGATGATGTTCGCCGTTGCAGCGTTATTACCACCGAATACAATCTGCTGGTTCTCGTTATATACGAGTGGGGTGCTGACCTGATTGGGAGTTACGGGCAAGGTATTACTGACGAATACGATTGCGACTATTGGTGTCCAGTTCGAAACAGTGCTAAACTCCTGATACATCGTGATGGCGTTGTATGTAGATGCGGTGGCGGGGTTGGTGATTGGTGTGATATTCGTGCCTCCAATATTGGTGGCGAGTATCTGGACATTCTTGCCGTCAGTTACATTCGTATAACCGAAATTGATGGTTGGAAAACTACCGAAGAGTTGGAACAGAGGTGCGTTCATAAAAATCAGGATAGGGTCGTTTCCTACGAGGAGGGGGTCGAAGTTGTATGCTCCAATCTCGGCATACAGAGTGCCTTGACCTGCCGAAGTATCCCAATTGAGGACAGGTGCGACTGTCTCTCTTGCGCCACCTGAGGCGAAAATGGGGTAATCGATTATAAGTGCGTCGAATGCCGTAACGAACGCCTTATATACGAGAGAACAAAAATACGAATACGAATAGCACTCGTAGTATCCAGTTGAATTATCCTGTTGTTTATTCGGGGTCTGTGATGGCGGTTGAGGTTGTGGCGCAAGGATATTTTGCGGAACCCATTGGACGTATTCCTGATAGTTGTCGCCGTTATACGAGAGGGTTACTGAATAAATCGTGTCGTTTATATTCGCTTGGTTCGACTTGATGGTAGGAATGAAGATAGGAAGCGTTCCTGTGTCGATGGTGAAACGAAGAATGCTTAAATAATAATCCTGTGGATTATTCACGAACGGAATGGTTCTACTTTCGTTGTAGTAAAAAATCGGTGGAAGCGTGGTCGTGCTCTGCTGATTGGTTACTGTTACATCGTAGTAAATCTGGTCAGCACTCACGCTATTCTTCACGACATTTAATTGCGACATACTTATATCTTATACACATATTTTTTTCATACAATCGCCTTAATAATATACACGAGTTCGTAATTCGCAGGTTCGACCGACCCCGTGAATGCCCCTGTAATTGGTGTAGCAGTCCCAGTGTATTTCGCACTAATACCGCTAATACCTACGGTGAAGTTCGGTTGTGTTGTAGCAGTGCTCTGGTAAGGTATGAAAGACTGTCCTATATCACCGCCTTCGTTATTACAAGTAACATTTCCTGTGGTGGTTATACAACTAAACCCGCATACACCAGAGGCGGTGTATCCACTACTACTCAGGTTCAATGACGGCATATTCGCCTCTGTGAGGGTTGCGGAAAAAGTTCCTGCTCCTGATGGAAGAACTATATCACCATTATTCACAGACGCACCACTGATGAAAAAACCGTTCGCCAAATCTGGAAGGTTGAATGTGGTTGCTGTTCCTCCGTATAGAGTTCCTAAACATCTCGCTAAATCGGGGTAGTCGGCATTATCGTATTCAGTGCCGTCGCACAACAAGAACCCCACAGGTATATTATTGCTTAAAAAAGGAAATATCGCACCGATAGGCACTGGATAATTAAAGTTTATCGAACCACCAACACTCATTTATATCATATACCGATAAAATTATACATATCCATAGGCGTTATTGTCCGCCAGTGGATTGACTGCGGTGCTCGGTGGTAATTGTGTATAGTTCGGTGGGTTAGGTTGTGGTGGTGGTGTGGATTGACTACCGCTCCAAGCACGAATGATATAAGTTATTTCGTATGACGCAACATCAGCACCACTGATGGTTGCTGTTCCACTGACGGCGGTATTTGTGCCGTTATACACTGGTGACCAAGCGCCCAGAGTTACGTCGATTTGGTTGCTTACACGGGTGCTGTCTTTATACATCACCTGTGAAGATGTTTGCTGACTGTTTAATGCTCCCGTAGAACTTTTCGAGGTAAGCGTTACTCCTGCGTTTGCGATGGTGAGTATTGGAAACGGTTTTAAGTTCGGTGAAACTGCTACACAGTTGAACGATGGTATATTCGATGCAGAAAGAGTGAATGACGACGAAACGGTTGGAACTGTCGGTAAATAGGTTTGTCCTGTAATCACATCTGTTCCTGCGACGAATGTGCCGACCAAATCGGGTATTTGGAACTCGTCGGGTGGTGAAGGCGACGCCGTAAATACGAGACCAATCGCTCTAAACAATTCCCAGTATGTTATTGTGGATATGGAACTTCCGTCGCAGACTAAATAACCAGTAGGAACATTCGCACCTGCGTATGCGAACACACTGCCCACTGGAACAAAGTTCGCCAATTGATTTGTATTACACGACATATTATAACATACACTTATAAAATATATCCTTGTGTGGGTGGTGATAAAGCACCGTTGGTATTCGAAATACCCTGAACTGGAATAAGGTTTTTCGCTCGTATCAGTGGTAATAATCCAAGGTTCTGTGGTTCGAACTCCGTTCCACCCGACGCAGTAATCGAGACGGTTACGGGTGTGGCGGTATTCGAGTAACCGACTACTCCATTCGTAGAATTGACCGAAATAGTTCCACTGAACTGACCGTTCGAACTATCCGCCTTTACCGCACTACCTACCGCACCCGCATTCTGGTTCGTGTTCCCGTGGGTGATTGCGCCACCGTTGATATTACCTGTCGATGTTCCTAAACTTCCAGCACCGAAGTTTGCCGCAGACAAAGACGGTAAGTTTGCCGTGGTGAGTGTTACGGTTGTGTCGTCGGTGACTACGGACGCACCATTCGGCACTGTGTTTATATCAGGACTGCCCCGAATATACGGATACAATAGTAAATCTGGAAGGTTGAATGTATTTGTGTCTTCGCCGAACTGACCACCGATGACGCTATACAATTCTCCGTATTCGGTCTTCGAGATTGCGTCGCCATTCGCAATCAAGTAATTCGTGAATATCGCACTATTCGCAACCGCACTGAATATTATCGCTCCTACTGGAACTGGAAAGAGATTGGATAAAGCACCTCGAAACGCCATTATAATATATTGGGTTATTTTTTCTCAAAAAATTGATTATCTTTTTCTTCCAGTTCGAGAACCCCAAACGAAATACTTATATATATTCCAAACCCAAACCCAACAACCGAATACCAAAGATGAGTTCAAATACCTGCTCTTGTAAATCCAACTTCGATGTGCGATGCTTGTGCGTTCCTACAATCGACGAGACCTTTCCAAACTGCCCCGAGAGACGAAGATACACTGCGTATGTGCTGTCCCAAGACCCGAAGTATGAGGACATACACCACACCGAGTTGAAGGCAATCGTCATCGAAGATGCGAAGGCAGAACCATACAACCTTACCGACGACGATGCGAAGGGGGTTGCCGTGGATATGTATAACGACATCACGGAAGAGTGGAACGAGTGTGAGATGTGTCGCACTGTGATTGTGCCTGACGACGAAGTCTATTGGACTGACTACGAAGAGAACGAGTGGTGCTACTGTAACGAATGCTACGACCGAATGGAGGATAGAATGACGAATAACCCGATGTGCTCGTCTTGCCTTGAACCACTCGGGCGACCTGCCGTGGTGGGTGCGCAGAACTGGTGCGCCGAATGCGATGGAAGGTAAGTGAGAATAGATTATTACATACCCAGACCCGAAATAATCCAAAAACCAAAAATAGATTATTACAAATTGATTTTTCCATTCAATAATTTATAAATTATTCATATTCGCATCGAGAAATAATCCAAATCCGTATCAAAAAAGTATTGAAATAATCCAAACCGCATCAAAAATGTATTTCCACCAAAAATCCAAATTGAAATAATCCAAAAACCCCAATAAAAAAGGACACAACCCTTTTTTTTCTGTATATAGTGTATAAAATGGCGAGTGCTTCACGACAAAAGAACCCGCTGGGACAGCAAATCCTCATCTCCACACCCCCCTTCGGGGGTCTCACCAGCAACACACCACAGACGGTATATTCGGTCGTTTTAGCAAAAGGCACGTGGTTAGTGAATATCAACCAAATCGAACTCACCTGCGACGACTACCCTACGCATAAAATGAACACGATGCGTCAGTGGATATACTACGGCAGTGTAGTTCGTGATGTATCCGCAATAGTCGGGACAGCAATATACGGTGCGCAACTGGCGAGTGTCGCTACGATTATAACAAACGGCACAACCCCAGTGAGTTTCGTCGTCAATGGACAGACCAGCGACGGCGTCGCCACGTGGAGTTGCGATGAAGGACAAATTACTATTACACGCCTGTTTTAATTATCTACATATAGTCTATAATGGAAGCAGGTCGAGATACAATAAACGCGCGGATTAAAAAACCGATGAGCGATGCCGAAATACAGAGTAATATCGGTGTGACGCCAGATGAAATAATCAAATACAGCGAATTGAAGAACTTTAAGACAATGGGAGACTTGTTGCCTCACGATAAATCGTTCAAGATTATTTTAATCGAAGACCGATACAACTCGGGACACTGGGTATGCGTGATGAAATACGGCAAGACAATCGAATACTTTAATTCCTACGGTGCGAAGTGGGATACGGATTGGAAGTTCATCAATAAGATGATGCGGATTGTCTTGGGCGAAAGTCAAAACGATATGACCCGACTGATGAACCAAGCAGAGAAAGACGGGTGGAAGTGTATATGGAACACCCACCGCTTCCAGAAACTCAACAACGACATACAGACCTGCGGTAGATGGTGCGTCCTGCGTATCGAGATGATGAAGATGGGATACGACCTCGATGAGTTCGCAAGGTTCATACAACGCCGTAAGGAAGAAACTGGTGAAAAAGCGGACTTTATCGTCAGCACCTATGTTAAATAGTCCCGAGGGAGGGTTAGGAGGGTTTTACCTCAAAAAAATTGGTATAGAAAAAAAAATTAAAAAAAAAAAAAAATTATTATGGATTGAAAATAATTTTTTTTCGAGAAAAAACTCTCCAACCCTCCCTTTTTGGAAAAACCCTCCCTCTACCTTCAAACCCTCCCTACCTTCCAAACCCTCCCTGATTAATAATGGAATAACATTCCAAAATCAGGTTAAGGAGATAGTCCTACTTTCTTGCCTTTATTTGCTCGTTTCATCTTCGCCTCTTGGAACTTCAACAGTGCTTCCTTTGCCTTGTCCTGAACTTGATATGACTTTGCGGATTTACCTTTAAGATGAGATGGGGCAACCGCCTTCGCACTACGATATTGCGCACCACACTTCGGGTCTTTGAGTGCTTGTCCGTAAGAGATGCCGTGCGTCAATGCGTATTGTTTCACGTGGTCAGTCCAAGCGGTCATTGCTATACCTTATACATATAAATAATTCTACGCTTCCTTGATGTAATTCGTGGTTGCTACATCTACCGATGTCCCCATATCCGCCACATCTTTCTTTAAATCTTCGAGAGTAGAACCGTATTTCGAAGTCAGCATTATTGCCCTCAACATACTACACCCGATTTTCTTGCCGAATATTTTATTCAACATACGGGTCATCTCGGGACTTGTATTCAACGGTTTTCCGTCGTAATAGACCAAAAACGGTATTTGTTCGGTGATGGTTTTCTTCTTGATTAATTTCGACTGCGGGTGGAACTTCAAATACACTTCGAGTATGCGTTTTAGGTCTTCGACAATCGGTATGATTTTCTGGTGGTATTTCTTCTGCGTCTTGTAGTTATTAAACACCCACGACCAGTTCGCTAAATCCAGAAAGTTATTGGCGGTTTCGTCGGGGACTACCTTTACGATAAACATATCCGTGTAATCCTTGTTGCGTCGAGGATTTTGGAGAGTATAGAGCGACACGACTACGAGTTGTAACAACTTGTTGTATTCTTCCTCTGTGATTTTCTTCTTGTCTCGTATTTGCGGGAGTATTTCCTCTAAACTTTTCTGGACGGCATTCACATCGTTCTGTTCTATCCAGTTCTCTTTTACCTTCGGGGTCTTTTCCGTATTCGTCTTCAATTCCTTATTCAGGTCGTTCAACTGGGCGTAGTATTTCGTGTATAACTTTTTCCACTTTGCCTCAGTTCGGTCTTTAAGCGATGATACGATGGCGATGAGGTAGGTTCTGCGGGTATTCGGTTTCAACTCATTCAACTGGGTTTCCACCTCTGCTTTTTGTAGAAAGTTCAGGTTCGCCAACGGTTTTCCACCATTCAACTTGGTGAGATTAAATGTATAGAGTTTTCGGGAATTGGCGGACAAGTCGGGTTTGTTCTCGAAAGGGTCGAACTTGGGTTTTTCGGTCTCGGTCATATTATAATCTATACCTCGATTTTATTCTCTGGATTATTTTATATAAATGGGAGAATTGAGCGAAGTATTCTGGACTTTTTTAATCAGTAGTGTGTGTGGTATTCTGTTGGTGGGAATACGCCTGTGTTATAAATCGAAGTGTAAGGAGGTGTCGGTGTGTTGCCTTAAAATAGTTCGAGATGTGGAAACAGAGGAGAAAGAGATGGAAATGATGGTGCGACACCCATCACCCGAGAATGGCGGTTCGAGTAAATAACGGTTGTTTAGGCGGATTATTATCGACTGTATATATATAAATGTCTGGGTCATATTTCACGCTCAACCAGAAGTATAATCAGTTACTTGCTTTAATCGAAAATGGCGCACTCGTAGGACCGACAGGACCAGCGGGAGGAAGTGGTGGAACAGGTTCGACTGGTGCAACTGGACCGACTGGTTTCACTGGACCGACTGGTTTCACTGGCGCAACTGGCGCAACTGGACCGACTGGTTACACTGGTTACACTGGTTACACTGGACCGACTGGCGCGACTGGCGATACTGGCGTAACTGGACCGACTGGTTACACTGGTTACACTGGACCGACTGGACCTACACCAGCAACACCTAATTTGGAACAAGTTTTAACTGCTGGTAATATTGCCGACCAGTCAATCATTCTACAAAACGACCTTATTACACCCAGTTATATCAACACGATTTCTTCTACTGGAATGAGTAATAGTAATGACCTCTCAATATCGGCAGATGTAGATATTACTTTGGTCGCACCGAACGGCGTTATTAGTGCGACCTCAAACGCCGATTTTAATATAACCTCAACAAACGAAGATATTGTTTTAACCAGCGGTGGTAGTGTGATTATTAATGGTTCTACCTATCCACCAGTAGTTCCAGCGGATACTTTGGAAGCGGTTTTAACTGCTGGAAACATCGCATTTGATAAAGATTTAACCCTACGAATGACTGGGACTTCGGTTGGTAATACTGGGTTAATCCTAATAAACGACGATGTTTCGCCAACCGAAACGACGAAATTGTATCCTACCGAAGTTAGATACGACGACAGCACGACAACTTATACGGCGAATTGGTTAGATATTATTAACTCTGCGAATGCTGGAACGCCAAATCTACAACAAGTTTTAAATGTCGGTAGTGGTGCAACCAGCGATATAGTCCTCAATAATAGTGGTGCTGGTGCAAATTATATTCGGTTATTACCGAATGATAGTGCGAATAACCCAGCAATTACTTTGACCGACGGAACGACGACAAATAAGATAGACAAGAATGGATACACCACTCGCAATACGACTGCAAACGCAACACATTATCTCAATTTTAGTGATAGTTCTGGGACTGGGACTGGTGCTATACAGAAGACCGCTGGAATAGAATGCAATCCTTCAACAAAGACTATCACGGCAACAACATTCGTGGGTGCTTTGACTGGAAACGCGACCAGCGCTACTACGGCAACAACGGCAACAACGGCAACAAACGCCACGAATGTCGCAATCACAGACGATAATACAAACGCAACTTTTTACCCAGTTTTCGTATCCAATAATACTGGTAATCTCCCTTTAAAAGTGGATAAGACCACTAACCCTTTGTCTTACAATCCTTCAAGCGGTATATTATCCGCACAGACATACAGCGCTACAACTGGCGGAACGATATTCTCCTCTCTCTCCAATTCCACTTTAACTTTACAAGATGTTCCAAGTTCTACCGCAACGATGACCGCATCTCTTCTAACTATTAAACAAGTCACTCTCTCAACTACTCCGTCTGCTAATACTGACGCTGGGCGTTTCGGTCAAATCGGTTTGGTTAAAATCCTTTCTTCCCAAGTAGCGATTACTGGGTCTGCCTCCGCTCAAAATCTATCCTTCGCAAATCTATTCAGTTCAACCTACAAGAATTACCGAATTATTCTGCACCCAACCTCTCAATATTCATTCGCTCAATATCCGTCTTACGCTCTCCAAGCATTCTTGGGAACAAGTGTGCCGACAACTGCGTCTTTGTATGGATTTGAAATGACTTCTGCCTCTACTGCGGTCGTTTCGCCAGTTTATACTGCTGGTGCGACTTTGTCGTCTGCTCCTTTGGTCTTCGCCGTTTCTTCAACACAGAATAAGGAAATAATATTTGATATTCAAAATGTAGGATATGCGACCACCGCCACACAACAAGTTTCGTTAATGTGTAAAAGTATTTACAACAACCCTGGGGTCACTGGGGCGAGTGATAGAACGATTAGTGCTACTGCTTTGAGTGGTGCTACGATTACTGGTTTAACAATCCAGCAATCCGCTATACAATCCACTAATAATATGACGCTGGAGATGGTGGTGTATGGATACAATAACCTTTAAAATCTCCGTATAAATAAATGCTCGGTTTCTTCATCGGTTTTTTGGTCGAATGGATTAGGAATATTATAAACGACTATAATAAATGACCGAACCTCTTTTGACCCCTGACGACAAACGATTTGTGGTGTTGCCTGTTGTTTATCAAGACCTATATGAGATGTATAAGAATGCCGTATCGTGTTTCTGGACGGCAGAGGAGGTGGATTTATCGAAAGATTTAGCAGATTGGGCAAAGATGTCGAGAGACGAGAGACACTTTATTTCACTCATACTGGCGTTCTTTGCGTGTATGGACGGATTAATCAACGAGAACCTCTGTTTGCGGTTTATGGGCGAAGTCCAGAACAGCGAAGCGAGACTGTTCTACGGTTTCCAGATTGCGATAGAGGGTGTGCATCAGGAAGTTTATAGTAACCTGATTGATACGTATATCAGGGACAAGACCGAACAGAACCGACTATTCAATGCGATAAATACCTATCCCTGTGTGAAAAAGAAGGCAGACTGGGTGAAAAAACATATCAACAGTAACCGAAGTTTCGCAGAGCGACTGGTGGCGTTTATCTGCGTCGAAGGCATACACTTTTCGGGTGCGTTTTGCGCCATCTACTGGTTTCGAACCAAGAACCTCCTACCTGGGTTGTGCTTTTCCAACGAGTTGATTTCACGAGACGAAGCACTCCATACCGAGTTCGGGGTTGCCGTGTATCAAAAATTAAAAAATAAATTAAAACAAGCAGAGATACACGCCATCGTGAAAGAAGCAGTAGCAATCGAGACAGAGTTCATATGTGTGGCGTTGCCGTGCCGTCTCATCGGTATGAACTCGGTTCTAATGACGCAATACATTCAGTTTGTAGCAGACCGAGTATGTCTCCAACTGGGATACGATAAAATATGGAATGTGGCGTGTCCTTTTGCGTATATGGAGACTATCAGTATCGAGCGTAAATCCAATTTTTTCGAGACCCGCGTGAGCGAATACGCACTGGCGAATAAGACGAATGACGGCGATATTTTCGAGTTCGATGCCGACTTTTAATTCGAAATTGTTATTAAAACACTTATCAAGTAATTAAATACTTACGCTGAATAAGTATTTAAAGACCCACTATAATATAGTATATCAAATGCCGATTTACCAAGATGGGAAGATTTACCGCCTCGTCTGTAACAAGACAGGTTTAGCGTATGTGGGTTCGACCTGCGAGACGATACAACACCGATATAACGCCCACCGCAACAAATACGATGCGTGGAAGGCAGGGAAGACGAACCGTTGTGGGTCGTTTAGAATAGTCGAGGGCAATGATTTCCGTATCGAATTAATCGAGAACTATCCGTGTAATTCCAAGATTGAACTGACGCAGAGGGAGCGACACTGGTTCGATATTGAAAAACAACATTCTACGCTTTGTAATGTTTTTTTACCACACCGATTTTACGCAGATTTACAAGCACAGCGTAAGCGAACAGACGCAAAAAGGGCAACCAATCCAGAGCGTATTGCTTCCAAAAAGTCCAGTAATCGCAGACGGTATTTACTACGGAAGGAATTATTGAACTATAACTTATTTGATTAAACATTCTATACCATCAATTTAGAAAAGAAATTGTATTACACGCACGAATTATTTTAGGCGTGTAATATATACCGAATGCCGATTATTGGAGGAAACCGTTGGAACGACTGGGTTCGTGAGTTCGCAAAGAAAAACAACACCACCTACGGGTGCGCCATCTCGATGCCTGAATGTAAAGAGGGGTATAAAAAAGCGTATCCAAAACCCGTTAAAGGTAAAAGGGGGAGACCGAAAAAGAAAGCGGTGGTCGATGACGATTTTGGACTTGCCCCCGAGAATATATCGATGAGTATCGAAGAATTACCACCACCCGACCCGAAAGAATTAGCGAGTATGGCGGGTGAGGACAAGAACGTATCGAAAGACCGTATCGACGACCTGATGGATATGTGGGATAAAATACTCGATAATAACGACAAGACCCCGATAAAAACACAAGGGGCGTATGTGAAACGACTACAAAAACCCATAGCACGACCACTCACACAATACTACGAAGACAAAAAAATGTCGAAACCACAGAAGAAAAGATACAACGCACTATGGAAGCGTAGTAATGCGATGTATGAAAATCTACCGAAAGCAAAAGACCTGAAAAAGAAAAGAGAAGAGGCAAAGAACACACCATACGACCCATTGGAGGAAGCGAAACCGACAACCGAACCTGTATCCAAAGGCATATCGATTAAAAAGAAGGTAATACCGACCCCCGAACCAGCACCAGCACCAGTTACGGCAAAACCGAAATCGAGCGAGGTTGCGTCATTAGCAAGACAGGCAAAGTCCAATTTATTCGGTGAAGGTGTAACCCCAGAAACAGCAAAGAAGTTCGCCAGACCACTCGTCACAAAATTAGTAGGATACTACAACGCCAACCTGCTGAATAAAATAGACGACAAACTCGTTCAGGCAATCGTAAAGAAATACAACGAGATTACGAAGGAAAGTGTGATGTTGGGACACGGCAGGATAAACCGCATACGCTTAAAGCGTAATCGTGGCGACAAGGGCAACCATTCCTACGCACCCGACGACGAAGAAGGCGGTAGTTTATTGACCGACTTTACGAACAAGGTTCAGGCGTTCAAGAAGGGCGTTGCGGATACGGGAACGAAAATACAACAGGGTATTACGGATACACAACAAAAGGCGCAAGATGTTGCGCAACAGACAGTCTCCGCAATCACGCCTACACCAGTGAAGGAAGCAATCAATAAAGTTGCCGAACAATTCTGGGGCGATGACCTACCGAATAACGTAAAGGCGACCTTGAAGAAATACGGCGACCAACCGATTACGGGTTTAACCATAGGACGCACCCCTGTTCCTCGGTATATCACCGATGCGTTGAATGTCGTATCGTTGGGTGAATGGAAAAAGAAGTTTGCGTCGAAACCATACGACACACTCTATCACTTGTTCCTGATAATACGCACCTCTGGCGGTCAGTTCCTCATCGAGAAGAATGAGCGTATAAATACCTCCACTACCATACCGAAAAACACCGAGACCTCGGTGGTGTCGGGTAATTTCGGTGGATTGACCCCGAATATACTTCTGGAAAAAACCAAGGCATTGATGGGCGACCAGTTCCTCTCGTATTCCGCATTCAACAACAACTGCCAGCACTTCATCACATCTATCCTCAAAGCGAACCATCTCGGTTCTCCTGCCGACTACGCATTCGTGAAACAGGATACGGAAAGTCTATTCGAGAACTCACCGCAGACCAAGAAGTTCGCAGATACACTGACCGACTTGGGCGCAAGAGTGTCGAAAATTACGGGTAGGGGTAGAGGGCGACCCCGTAAAGGCGGTGCCGTTCCGTTGAAGGTTGCCGAGATGCTGAACCCCGAGTTCGCAAACCACCCTGCGTTATACCAGAACCCGATTTTACAACACGTAGGAGCAGTGTCGCAGAAAGGTATTCCGTGGGGTATTGGTGCGAACGCTGGTGGATACGAAACCGACAGTAGCACCTCCTCCTCTTCCTCCTCATCATCGAGCGACAGTGATATGGAAGGCAGGGGAAATCCGTATTCGAAAATAGCGACGACCTATACGGTTCCACCTATTACTGCCCCCGCAAGTGGCGCAACAGAAGAAGAAAAAACGAAAAAAGCGAATAAATGGATTAAGCGAACCACATTCAGGGTCAAAGGTGCTATTAAGTATGCGGACGCTGAAATCAAACGATTTCAGGAAAATCCAAACGCAAGTAGGACTGACGATGACGAGTTCCAAACTCTACTCGTAACCAAACACAGAGCAGAAAAGTTTTTAGCGATGCCTTACAGGGAAAAACGAGCAGTAGCACTTCGAGATATGGAAAGACAAGATGCGAAACGCAGGGGCGACCTACCTGCGACCGTTATGGCGCAACCTGATGATTTACTCGCTTGGACCGAAGAACCACCCGCCGAACCAGACGGAACGGGCGGTAGTCGCAACCCTGAACTGAAACGGGAGTTGCGCAACTATAACGACATACTGGGACACCTGTCGTCTCACCTACTTAGCAGTGAAAAACAAGACCCGAAAGACCTAACTGGCGCGTTGAGGTATGCGAGGGAGTTGGTGCGTGTATTGGAAAAATGGAGTATGACTGGGCAGGGAAAACCTTCCAAAGTTTATACCGAAACTGATGAGGGACAACCTTCGAGTTGTCTGCCGTTTTTTAAAAACACAGTCCATACCGACAGCAATTTTAGCAGTATTGCTCCCGACCCGAGTGGGTTGAGAACAGGTGATATACAACACCCCAATAGAGTTCCACGAGACGAAGATGCTATAAATAGATTGGCGGACGCTAATCGTAAGTTTAGAAATAGGGTTGCTCCTCTAAAATCGTAGGGATTTTAAGATTACTTATTAAGTCTTCGAAGGGAAGCGAGGGAGGGTTAGGAGGGTTTTACCCCAAAAAAATTGATTTAGAAAAAAAAAAAAAAAAAAAAAAAAAAGTTTTTTCGTTTCAAAAAATATTTTTTTTCGACAAAAAACCCTCAAACCCTCCCTTTCTCGCAAAACCCTCCCTCGACCTTCAAACCCTCCCTGCCTTCCAAACCCTCCCTACCTTCCAAACCCTCCCTACCTTCTTCCAAGAAAAAAGGCAGTTATTTATTAAAGGTTTTACAGGGCATACAAGTAGGATAAAGAGCATTCAATTATACATTCGACGAACTGAAATACACAAATGAATATTTGTCTCCACTGGTGATAGGGTCGTTCCAGTGATAATTCTTACCTCCATCGAAAACCATCGGGTGGTTCTTCGTGATAAACTCGCCGTAGTTCTCCACGTGGAGAGAACCGCCTTCATATTCGCCTATTGAGATAATAACGGACTTACCTGCGTTGTTTCCATCGATATGGCGGGGACACTGGACATTGTGATTTACGTGGATTGCCTGAAACTCGAAAGGACAAATCAATTTACCCACACGGACGACCTCGTCGTATAGGTCGGGCATTCTCTTGGAGTTGTAGGACAGTTCGTAGCGTCTCGTAACCCGACCCTTGATTAAACCGAGCGTCATACTGCGGTGTTCGCCAAAGGTGGTGCTTCGACCCCTGCCCTGTGACTGCTTCGGGACTTGACGCTTCTTGACCAGTTCGAGCAACTTGGCGGTTTCGCTTTCGGGCAACGGAGGCAACACTCTCAATGTGTCTGGTTCGACGGTTTCGTCGGGGAACTCATCGACTTCGACAGCGTCCGCCAGAGGTGGGATTTCCATAGTTGCCTTCTTCGGTTTTCGCACTCGTTTCGGTGGCGCAGGTCGCAAGACAATCTCATACATTCCGTCTTTCCGTATCTTGATGCGGGTCAGGTCGGGGTAGGTCTCGTTCAGGGCGACGGCATCTGCCTTGTTGGTTTCCAACCGACTTTTCTTATTACCCAACCCACCACCGTCGCTTCCGTAATACTTGGTCTTGAACCCAATTCTGTTAAAGCGTATGATTTTTTTGTCTTTCAGGTAGTAGAGGATAGAACGCTCTACATCTTCCTTGTTCTTGGCGAGGTGCGTCTTCAAGTCGTCGTCGTGGCGGTTGATGAACCCGTAGAACGCACCAACGACGAACGAGATGCTGGTTGTTACGGGTTGTCGGTCTTTTCGAAAATATTCGTTGAAGACAGGGTAGATGCCCCATAGATACGCCTCTTCCTCGACGCAGGTGGCGAACGCCTTGCGGAAGAACTCGTCGGCAGTCTTGAACTCGGTGAGCGACAGGTCGAGACTTTCGATGTCGTCGTCGAGGGATATAATCCATTGCCCCTCGGTGAAATAATCGACGATGAACTGACGCTGGGCGACGATGGTCGGGACACCTACAACGATTTTTCCATACCATTCTCGGTTCAGTTCGGTCTCGTAGGTCTCCTTATCTTCCTCGACTACGAACACGTGGATTTTCGACGCAGGAATGCCGAGGTCGTGTAGTGTCTTTAAGGTTCGAGCGTTCAACAACGACGAGCGTTTGTAACTGGGGATTGCGATGATGTATTGGTCTTCCATTCTATAAAGGTTCGGTATATTTTAATTTCACTAAACAATTCTTAATATTCAGGTGTTCGTTTTCCGTTCGTCCAGAAGATTAAAAAGTAAATCAATTTTCTGTCTCGGTCTCGGTCTCGGTCTCTTTATTTACTTATAAAGTGATATAAATAAAAGACAGTATATTATAATAGAATGACCGAAAGTATCAATACAATGACCGAACTATCACCCGCAGAGCGTATGTATAAGCGACACCTCGCCTACGTGCGAGAATACCAGAAGAACAACCCAGACAAGGTTGCCGAGAAGTGTAAGCGGTATAGGAAACGCATCAACGATGACCCCGAACGCCTCGAAGAGGTGAAAGAGAAAAGACGCATATATTATAATTCAGTGCTGAAACCGAAGCGAGAAGAAGAGAAGAAGACCAAGAAGGCGACTGCCTGAATATTTTAAAAAATTGAAACCCGTTTTGGGTAGAAAATTGATTGGAAAATTGAACTACTTTTTATCCCAGCAAAGTAAGATTACTTATAAAGTAAATATATATATTACGAAACCGACTTAAAGAATATTTGATAAGTATATACAAGATGGAAAACCCCGACCAACAACTTTTAGCGACCGAAGAGATGAACTTGTATGATGATTATTGCGAACCGAATTATCCGTTGGTGAAAACGGAATATTTCGACGAGGACAACTTGAAGGCACTGCTGAACGATATACGGTTTGCGAAGGCGGACCGAAGACGATTGACGGAGTATAACAAGCACAGGCAGAGCGGTAGTAAAATCCTCGTGGAGTATCGGTTGGCGAGAGGGTGCGAGGAGAACGGTTTAGGTAGGTTGTTTCCCAATGACGGCATTGGACTACAAGCGTTCAGGTTCGATATACGCAACCCGCTGACGAAAAAGAATTATTGGGATACGGATATGGAAAATGCGCACTATTGTATCGCCGAACGGTGGTGCGACCGTCTCGACTTGCCTCACCAGAAGATTACGGCGTATATCCAGCACCGTGAGGCGTGGTTGTTGAGGGTAAGCGACCACCGAAAGAAAGCAAAGACCGAGTTCCTGAAAATATTATACGGTGGAAACTTGAAGTTATACCGAGACGATTACGACGATGTGGAAGAGGGTGAGTTCAAGAAGGAGGGTATGAAGTTCCTGAAAGAATTGAGCGTCGAAGTCAAGGCACTGGCGGACAAGATTTGGGACACGCACCCGCAGTTCCACAAATTAAAAATTGGCGCAGACAAGACCCCGATGATTAAAAAACCGAACCCGAAAGCAACCCTGATGTCGTTGATTTTCCAGACCGACGAGCGAAAAATCCTGATGTTCTACGCATTCCTCTTGCGTGAAAAGTTCGGGAGAAATATGGGGATTTTCATACACGACGGTGGCGAAGTGGAAAGACTGGATACTGCCGAACCCGAGATGCCGAAGGCGATAATGGCGGAGTGTTCGAAGATAATCAGTGTGAAGTTCAAGACCCGAGTGATTATTACGCAGAAACCAATCGAGTATGACTGGTCGCCGTTGAACCCGAAACTGACGGAATACGAGACCCGAAAAACCGAGTTCGAGAAACGCAATTTCTTTGTCGGTAGTCAGTTCATACACATACAGAAAGACGGCACAATCGAGTTCGTGAAGACGAGCGATATGCGGGTGAGACAGCAGTGCAACAACTATCAGGCGTATGACCCCGCAAACGACAAGACAAAAAAGGTGTATTTCTTCGATGAGTGGTTGGACGACCCGAACCGTGCGAACTACGAGAAAATCGATTTTATACCCGACCTCGACCTTTGCCCCCCAGAGGTATTCAATCTCTTCAAAGGGTTCAACGCCGATAAACTGAACCCGACGAAACCGCTGACGAACATCGAGATTAATTTATTGGTAAAACCGATTATTCGCCATCTCAACTTCCTGACTTCGGGATATGCCCCGTGGATTTTACGCTGGTTTGCGAAAATAATCCAAGACCCGACACACAAAAGCGAGGTGGCGGTTCTGTTGCGTGATGAAGGCGACTTCCTGAAAGAGGGTGGCGGGACTGGTAAAAATCTGTTGATTGAATGGATAATGAACGAAATAATCGGGGAGGATTATTCGTATGTAGTTGGCGACAACCGAGAATTATTCGCAACCTTCAACTCGCAGTTCGAGGCGAAATTGATGGTGATGGTCGAGGAGGCATCGAGCAAGGAAAACCACCAGAACCACGACATATTGAAGGCGAAAATCACCTCGAAGAAGTGTAATGTGAATAAAAAGATGGTTGCGGGTTATACGGTTCGAGACTACACCAATTTTATATTCTGTTCGAACAACCGAAACCCCCTGCCCGTGAAATCTGGAAATCGTCGTATGGGTGTGTTCGATGTAGATGCATCGATGCGTGGAAACCGTGAATACTTCACCGAGTTGGCGAACCACCTGAATAATCCGTTGGTAAAATGGGCGTTCTATCAGTTCCTTAAATCGATACGCACTTACGACACCCCGATTGAGTTTCAACTGTCTATCCCTACTACGACGGCGATGGTGGAGGTCCGCAGGTTCAACGCCCCGCTACAACTCAAATGGATTGTGAGCGAGGTCGTTCGGGGTGTCTTGCGCAACGATACGGTTCGAGAACTATACTTCCGTTTTAAAACTTGGGTGAAAGAGAACAAGGAGGGAAGCGAGGACTGTATGATGACCGAGACGGCATTCGGGATTGGATTAAACAAGACAACAGACGCAGGTAGGATTGAGAACGACGCATACTGTCTCGACCACGAGAATGTGAAGATGAAATCGGGTGGTGTGATGATGTATAAGTGGAACATACCGAGTGTGGTTGCTGGATTGAAGAAACTCCATCTACTCGACCCACACTGGGAATATATTGCGACGGCGGAATACGACGCAGACGACGGAACAAGTACGGAAGACAACGAATATTGAGTATATGTATGACTGTATGACCCTGTAATCGCTTATTAAATAATCAAAATAAAAAATAATCCAGTTGGATTTTTTTATTTTTTAACCCCTTCGGTCTCGGCGATTTTTTGTAAAAAATTGAAAGACTTTTTGTTTATCTGGAAGAACGGCAAACGAAAATTGAAATAGATTATTTTAGAAAATTGAAAGATATTTTATTTATAAACCGATTGCCTCAAATCCAAACTCGAAATATTAAAATGAACGCCCAAATTATTAACCAATGCGAATGCTGTGATAAAGTATGCGATGTTACAAAAATCCACGGTCTATACTGTTGCGAAGAATGCGACAACTTCGATGAGGAGAAGGTTATTGAACCGACAACTGCGACCAGAATTGCCTACAACGAAGTCGTCGATGAGATGAGTGCGGTAGGCATTAGAATACGCACAGGATTTAAAGGTTCTGCTGATGGAGTAGAACGAGGCAATAACTTATACTTCAAAGTCGAAGGAAGCACCCCTGCGAACGGTTATGGGACTTGCGTGAAAGATGCGATGAGCGTCTGGTTCAAACTGCGAAAGTTAGGGTCAAAGTATATGTGTGGAGTGATGCGCTCTCGTAATGGTGATTGGAAGCATATAGATGAAGGTAAGGGTATGCCGATTTACCACTGCTGGGTAGAATGCGGTGAGACGGTCTATGACTGTTCCAACGGAGGTAAGACTATTATGGATAAGGAGATTTACTACCAGTTGCGTAGAGTGAAAAAAGTGGAGGAGTTCTTTCCTAACGCCGTAATAACTGGAAAAGGAGTGTTCTACTCATTTCCAGACAAAGAAGACGACCGCCGAATTGAATGGGCGACCAAGAATGTGCGAGACATTCAACGCAAGTTCGGTTATGTCGCCAGAAGTTAGATTGTATGCCTGTATTACCTGTATGCCCTGTAATTTAATTTTAATTTAAAAATCAAAAAATCCCTTTGGATTTTTTTATTCTATACAAAAACGACTTAAAGAATACCTTATAAGTAATAATAATAACGAGAGAAAAAGAATGACTATCGAACACCAAAAACCAAATATACAACTGGGAGGCGAGAGGGTAATCGAGTTACGGTCGAACGATGACCGAACAGACGACGACAATATGGTGTTGGTTCATTACATCGCAGGGTTCGACTGGGGCACTGGAATTAATCTGGTGCGTTGGTCTCGTGATGGTATTCACCAAATATTCACGATAAATGCCGAGGACGAACTGAAAGCGTTCATACGCACGAGATTACGCACGAGAAGCGATGACGGTTGGAGACCGAAGTGGTTTATCAAGCACGGCGAGAGCATCATTCACGATAATTGGGACATCGATGAGAATGGCGACAACTTCGTATGGGACGATGAACCCGAAGATAGTGCGGAGGAATACAACGCATCATTCGAGGTAGATACGACACGCCACGGCGGTTGCGCAGTGTTGCCTGTTGTAATTCCTACACTGGTTCAGGATTGTGCTGGGAACTTGTTGGAAGTATCTTTCCAGAAGTCGTCCTACGTGTAATTAGACGACCGTTTCGCCATACTCTTTTGTTAAATTAATTCCAAATAAAACCAGACACTTTTTAAGTTCGTGTAGTGTGTATTCACGGTAAGACGGTGTGTCCGTCCTACCAATCGACTTGTAGTAATCTTCCAAGAAGGGATATATGTCCTCTTTTTTTAGTTCGCTGGATTTTTTCGGTTTTTCCATTTTATAATATATTTAGATTACTTTTTAAGTATATTTACGCAGGATAGTATTTATTCCAGTCTTTTTGTAGTTGGATTAAATTGTCGAATATGTCGTCTGTATCGCCCCACAACAGGTAATAACTGAAAGTTGCTGGTGAGGGTGTGAGGTTCTCGATGCGGTCTCGTTCCGTAGCATTCGCTAAATGTCGCTTCCTGTAATTCGCCCTTTTTTTGAGGTCGTGGTGGTCGATATAGGTGCTTCCAGTCTCCGCACCGAAATCCGTATGCTTCTGCTTTCCATCATCAGTGTATCGTATGCGAAACCGTTTGCCCTGTCTTGGCGATTTAGCGAGGTCAAGTATTATATATTTTGACGGCATAATATATAATAGATGACGAGTATATTTGCGGAGAAAACACTCGAAATGGTGAATAACAATGTGCGAAAGTTCATCAATGAGTTCGCAATAAAAGGTAAGTATCGGTTGATAGGGTCGAACAGTCTTCGAGCAATACACTACGCCAGTGATTACGATGTGGAAACCCAACTACTTAATATGACCCCGAAACTGGTGGCGAAACGCTTCCGCAAACAATTCTACGACGCAAAGCGTAGCAATAATCTATGGATTACCGATTTTAAGTGTGGTTGGGACAACCGTCTGGTGTATCGTGGCGACTATACCGACGCATCGGTGAAAGCATACTTACAAAATACGCTTATACCGAAGTCTTACCGTGCGCGTGTGATGAAGGCGACAGGCGAGGACAGGATAGACCTGATTAGAGACCTATACATTCTGCGGTGGAAATACGACGATATAATGCGGGGTTCGGTCGAGTTGTTCGACGGCAAATACAAGCAGTTAGTTGATTGTATAATGGATAAAACGCCACTGAAAATCGACCTCATCGGGAAAGTCGGGGATATGTTCGTGGAAATGAGCGAGAATTACTACATCAAGATTGGCGACAAACAGAACTACACCGCCAAACCTACACGCCAAGAATTAGAGAGCGAATATGAGGACGAAATCCACTACTACGCAAGTAGGGACAAGTTCAAAGCATTAAAGCGTGTGTTCTCGTTGTTACAGGTGGAGGGTGAGAAAGGGGTGCGTATAGACAATTTAGTAGCGTTCTTTAATAGCGAAGTCGGGTATTTAAACAAAATCAAGAATGAACTCACCATACTGAAAGCGTTATTGGAGCAGGACTTTCGACCAGTTCCCTACGACGACATACGCAACAATTTACAGGTGATTAAGGAGCAAATCGCCAACATATACAAAATCAAACTGGACGATAAATTATTCAAATTAATCGACGATATGACGGCGCAGAATACACTGAAAGGTGTGGAGTGGTTGATAGATTATTTCCAGAAGAAAATCAACACTGCGTCGAAAGATTTTCTGTCTATATACATATAGATGACGAACGCTTTTAATTTCGAAGACATAGGCGAACCAGTCGCACTACTGGAAGACACAAACGAAAAAGACCGAAAAAAATGGAAGACGCTATTCATTGGAGACGCAAAGAAGTGTATCACACCATACCGAGAGTTGAAGTTGAAAGACAAACCGAACTTGAAGTTCCAACCCATACCGAACAAGAAAACCGAGCGTAGCATCAGGTATATTACGGGAGCGTCTGGGTCAGGCAAGTCCTACTACACGAAGGCATACGCCGACGAATACCACAAGTTATACCCGAAACGGGAAACCTACTTAATCAGTAGTATTAGCGAGGACAGCAGTATCGATAAAATCAAGGGGTTAAATCGCATCAAGTTGGAGGGCGACTTTATGACCGACAACGTAACCGCAGAGAACTTCAAAGATAGTATGTTGATATTCGACGATACGGACTGTCTCACCAACAAATTACAAAAATTAAAGGTCGATGCTGTCTTGAACTCGGTCCTGGAAACGGGTAGGCACTTCAATGTCGAGGTCGTATATACCTCACACTTGGCGTGTAATGGTCGAGACACCCGTCGTATCCTGAACGAGTGTAAATCCGTTACAATTTTTCCCTCGGGGTTAGGGGGTAAATCGATGAAGTATTTACTCGATAATTATTTCGGTCTCGACAAGGAGCAAATCAAGAAAATCAAGAAGTTGAACTCACGGTGGGTTACGATACAGAAGGGGTTTCCTATGTTCGTGCTCAGTGATAAAGAGGTATATATCTTGAACGACCCAGATGGCGACGACTGATACGGTCGGGAGAGTTTTCGGTCGAGGGAGGGTTAGGAGGGTTTTTCACGAAAAATATTGATTTAGAAAAAAAAAAAAAAAAAAAAAAAAGTTTTTTTTGGACTTGGAATAATTTTTTTTCGACAAAAAACCCTCCAACCCTCCCTTTCCTTCCAAACCCTCCCTCGGCGAAAAACCCTCCCTTTCGGCAAAACCCTCCCTCCCTCTCAAACCCTCCCTGAATTAAAAAAGGGGGTTTTTTACAGTAATTAGTTAAGTTTTACAAGGTTCATACAGGATATACGGTCATACAATATACACATACAGGTTATACTTTTTATTAGTTTGAGATGGTGACTGCGCCTCTCCATAAATCATTGGACAGGGATAAATAAGAGGAGATTTGGTGACCAGCACCGCCTTGGGATAAGTCGTGGAACTCGGCAACCACCATCATCGTTACGTAGTTGATGTAGGTGATTTCACCGTCGTCTGCAGCACTTCGAAGTCGTTGAAGGGTCTGGTTGTAGCAGTGTCTCGAATACGGGTTGCGGTTGTATTGGATTTCGGCACTCACATTCGCACTCTCGGTGATGAGGAGGTCAGCGGTCA